GCATTGGGATTCACCGAGCAGATGGCGAGGGATATTTTGGTGCTGTTCCCCGAGCCGGATGAGCTGCGCACCTACGTCTTCTTCGCGGAGCTGCTCCATGTATAGCTATTATAATCCGTCGCCTTATGGCAAGAATGTGGGCGACTGCACCGTTCGGGCAATCTCCAAAGCGACCGGAAAAGACTGGGGCGAAACGTATCTCGCGCTCGCCATACAAGGCTATTTGGACGGAGACATGCCGTCGGCCAACGCGACCTGGGGCGCGTATCTGCACTCCCTCGGCTATCGGCGCTACATCGTGCCGGACACCTGCCCTCTGTGTTACACCGTCGGGCAGTTTGCGGACGAGCATCCGGCAGGCACATACATTTTAGCCCTGTCCGGCCATGTGGTGTGCGTGCAGGACGGGACGATCTTTGATTCATGGGACAGCAGCAATGAGACTGTGCTCTATTTTTGGGTAAAGGAGACTGAATGACATGGCTTTTAATCCGTACTATCAAAACCCTTATTATCCACAGCCGATGCCGGATAACCTTATGCAAATGCGGCAGCAGCAGATGATGCAGCCCGCTCCGCCTCCCGTGCCGCAAAATCCTGTCGCGACCGGCGGCGTGCAATGGGTGAGCAGCGAGCAGGAGGCGAGAGGATACCTGATCGCGCCCAACTCTGCCGTAGCGTTGTGGGATTCCACCGCTCCCACCGTGTACCTCAAGCAGTCCGATGCAAGCGGAAAACCGACGCTCAAGATTTACGACCTCGTAGAACGCGCAGAAACGCCCTCTAACGCGCCGCAAAAGCCGTGTACGGAATTTGTCACCCGCGAGGAGTTCGACCGTCTGGCGGCGCTTGTGGGCGAAATAAAGAGCAAGAAGAAGCGTAAGGTCGAGGAGGACGAGGACGATGAGTAACCCCTTTTTCGGTGCGCTCGGCGGAGGAAACGGCTTTATGCAGATGGTGCAGCAGTTCAACCAGTTCAAAGCAAATTTCAAGGGCGACCCCAAAGCGGAGGTCGAAAAGCTCTTGCAGAGCGGTAGGCTCAACCAGCAGCAGTTGAACCAGCTGCAACAGATGGCGAAGCAGTTTCAAAGCCTGATGCAGTAATCATCAACATAAATCAACATCGTGGCCACGATTTGATGAATAAAAATTTTTCAAAGGAGTGATACTATGTCTCTTTCTGACGGCGGCGTTCAGGCCACTATGCCTGTTGCGCCAACCGGCATGATGAACAGCGGCTTTGGCGGCTTCGGCGGTGATGGCGCGTGGTGGATCATCATTCTTTTCCTGTTTGTTTTCTGCGGCTGGGGCGGCAATGGCTGGGGCAACAACGGCGGCAATTCCGGCGGCGTGGTCGACGGCTATGTGCTGACCTCTGATTTTGCCAATGTCGAGCGCAAGATCGACAGTGTAAATCAGGGTCTTTGCGACGGATTCTACCAGCAGGCGCAGCTTGTCAACGGCACTAACATGGCGATGGCAAACGGCTTTGCACAGTCCGAGCTGTCCCGCGCAAACCAGCAGGCGGCGCTGATGCAGCAGCTCAACGCCATGCAGATGCAGAACCAGGAGTGCTTAAAGAAACTCTTTACAAAGGTCAAAGACGGCTTAAAGTCCTTGCTGTCCTTTGATAGTTATAAAGCAGTAGGCACTTGCGCGGCGTAATCCGCGCTGGCAATCGGGTGAATTGCTGGAAAATCTAAGTTTGCAATTTACTTTCGCACAAATATAATGTATAATCATTATAGAAATTGCGGAGGTAAATTATATGTACTATGTTTATGAGTGGTTTGTTATTGAAACCGATGAAATCTTTTATGTTGGGAAAGGAACTGGCAGAAGGTTTAAGGTAAGAAAGCATAATAAATTTTTCAATGATTTTATAAAAAGGCAAGAGTGTGACAGCAGAATTATAAAAGAATTTGAGAAAGAGAAAGATGCTTTTTCTTACGAACATGAACGAATTGCAGAATTAAAAGCAATCGGCCAGTGCGTTTGCAATATTTACGAAGGCGGAGCAGGCGGCACGACTTCATGGTGGAACAAAGAAAGACGGAATGAGTATTCCACCAAAAATGTCATGAAGTCTGAAACACAACGCCAAAGAATGAAAACGCAAAATCCGATGAAAGACAAAAAGGTTTCTAAAGCTGTGGCAAGGGCTAAGTCTCGCCCAGTTGTTATCGGCGGTGAAGAGTACGCTTCTGTAAAATCTGCTATGGAGCGATACGATGTTCCGCACGATACCATCAAACGCTGGTGTCAAAAGGGGATAAACTCCCACGGAGAACTTTGCCGATACAAAGACGAACCACAAATTCAACCGTCTATGGGGAGATATAACAGAGGCGGATGCCGTGCAATCATTTATGATGGAAAACGATACGAGAGTGCAATAGATGTAGCACGAATGCTTAATGTTTCAAATTCATCTGTGTTTCATTGGGCGCAAAATGGATTTGCCCCAGATGGCATTCAATGCCGGTACGAAGATGAGACAAGAGAGCTGACATTTGAAAAGCATAACTCTGGATGGAAAAACAAAAAGCCGATCATCGTAAATGGAATTTGGTACGAATCAAAAGCAGCGGCAGAAAAAGCACTTGGTTTTAAGCCTGGGTATCTTACACCATATTTGAACGGGACAAGAAAAAACACAAAGTACATTTGCAAATATGACAATCAGCAGCCAAGCCGGGAGAATTCCGATAAAAGTATCCCGGAAGGTTCAACGACTAACAGGTGAGGACGGAAACCAATAATCCTGACACGAGTGCCCGACCCCTACCGTAACGGAGGGTGAAGATATAGTCTGAACTCACGAGGAAACCGTGAGAAGTAAAGGATAAAGAGCTTTTACGATAACATAATGGCTGCGAAAACCGAGCGGCTATCGCCCAGGTGCGCTACGACATGGCGACGCAGGCGTGCGACACGCGCAACACCGTGCAGAACGCCACACGCGACATTATTGACGCGAACAACCAGAACAGCCGCGCGATCCTCGACTTCCTGACGCAGAGCAAGCTCTCTGACCTCCAGGCTGAGAACCAGGGCTTGAAGCTGGCGGCAAGTCAGGCGGCGCAGAACAGCTATCTGGTCTCGCAGCTGCGCCCCTCTCCCATTCCGGCCTACACGGTGCAGAACCCCTATTGCTGCAACCAGTTTGCCTGTTGCGGCTGCTGACAACTGCATAGCATAGCTTTTTGTTGGCGATTTTGTTGACGTCAACAAAATGGTCGGCCCCGTGCCGATACTGACAACAACGCGGCGGGGCAATAGCTCCGCCGCTTATTTTAACCGGGTCGAAATCGACCCCTTTAGAAAGGAATGATTTTAATGGCAGAATTTACTTCTGCGGCAATTCAGACCGTTGCTGCTGGGCAGAACGTTCCCCTGATCGAAACGGCGGTCAATAGCAAGCCCTGTATCGTGCATCGCCAGGGCGCCGGCATTGTCACGCTGCGCGGCCTCACCAATCAAAACCGCGCCCTGTTTAGGGTCTCCTTTGGCGGAAACATCGCCATTCCCACCGGAGGAACGGTTGAGGCCATCACGGCGGCGCTTGCCATCAACGGAGAGCCGCTGACCAGTGCAACGGCGACTGTCACGCCTGCGGCGGTAGAAAACTACTTTAACATTTATGTTTCCGCACAGGTCTGCGTCCCGAAAGGCTGCTGCCTGACGGTCGCAATGGAAAACACCAGCACTCAGGCCGTCAACTTCGCCAACTCGAACCTGACGGTTGAGAGAATCGCGTGAAAGGAGAATGGACATGAGTAAGAAAGCAATGTACGAGCTTCGCAATATGCTGTGCGACGAACTCGACGAGCTGGCGCGTAAGGGCGACCTGGGCGCGGGCGACCTTGAGATCGCGCACAAGCTGACCGACACCATCAAGAACATCGACAAGATCGAGATGATGGAGAACGACGGTTACTCTCGCGACGGAGACTATTCGCGTCGCTATTCCCGCGATGGCGATTATTCCCGCGACGGTGAGTATTCTCGCGGCGGCGACTGGCAGGCCGATATGCGCGGCACTTACGGCAGGGGCAGCTCCTATGCTCGCCGCGGCACGCATTACGTCCGCGGGCACTATAGCCGCGCCGACAGCATGGAGCACCTGCGCGAGCAGATCAACGACATGATGCGCGAGACGGACGACGACCGCGTAAAGGAAGCGCTGCGTCGTGCCGCGAGCCTGATGGAGGAATAAAGGGGGTGCGTCCCCTTGATCGACGAAAACGAGGTCAATCTGTGGATATCGCGGCTTGAGACGGAGGAATCGAGCTGGCCCAATTAT